TGGTTGATTGGGATATTGCTCCTGTTTCACCAGATTATAGTCGTGAAAATAGTGTAAGAACTAAAATTACAGATTTAGAAAAATTACAAATGAGAAATAGATTTTTAGAAAACTCTATCAAACATATTTATGGTAATTTAGTGGTTCGCAATAAAGAAGGTATTGATGAAACAATTGAATTCATTGAAAGTAATTTCATGATCAAGACTAATAAATCTAATTTAATAGATATGAGTGGTAAATAGATATGCCAAGCCAAAAATCGGCCGAAGAAGTTAGGAAAAAAAATCAGGAGCTCATAAAAAAGTATATAACAAGTGGAAGAATAATATCTATTGTTAATGAATTATGCGGTGACATAAGAATTTTAAAGGAAAAAATAGAGCAAATAAACAAAAAGGTATTCGATGATGCCAAGACCAAATCCGATGATCGTCCCAGAAGGGCGAAAAAAAGTTAGGGTTGTAGTTAAGAAAAAAGGTTTTACGGAAAGACAGAGGGCATTTATTCGTGAATTTGTAACAAATGGCAACAATGGAACAAAGGCAGCAATTGCGGCAGGATATAGCGAAAAGAGCGCTAGAAAGATAGCGTCTGAGAACTGGACAAAGCCAGACATAGTACAAGAAAAGGACAGATTGATGAGTAAAATAGCAGATGAATGTGGATGTACAAAGGAGTTGGTCTTCAATAAATTGAAAGAAGCAACGACTTTGGATATGGATTCAAAAGGCAGTATTGTGCTCAAAGCTTTGGAGTTAATTGGAAAGCATCACGGGTTGTTTACTGATAAATCAGAGATATCTGTTAAGTCTCATGAAGATTGGCTGGATGATATGAAGGATGAGTAATATAAGCTCCATCCTTATGAATTTAGATGAATGCATGAATGCGCTTAGAAGAGATAATGTTTACCCTTGGATCGTTGATATTTTACATGACTTATATTATGAGCTAATTCCTTATAAATATTTGGATGATATGAAAGATGAATAAATATAATCCTGATTACCTATGGTCTCCGGAAGAATTCGATCAAGATTTTCCTGGTGTTCTTGATAAATTGAAAGAAGAGATAATGGCTATTTCTGATGATGTGGATATGGCGATAATTAATATCCCTAAAAAATATGCAATAAACAGAAGCCGCATTATGTTTGAAACTTCATCCATAGAAGAGCTTGCCAATATTAATCTTCGTGCACTTAAGAAGCATTTAATTGCATTAGAACGAAAAGAGAATCTGAAAGATGAATGACCTTCTATATAATGTAGACAAATTAAAAGAAGAAACTGACAAGTGTATAGAATCGTTATCATCATTATCTGATATATATGAATTTTTGAGAGATCTGAAAGATAACTTAAGAGATATATATAATCTAGACTCATTTAGAGATATTCAGAATTTAAGCAAGATAAATGACACATTGCATCACTTGCAGACAAATATGAATTGGATCGGTACTGCTATAATGAGAATAACAAATCATATGGAACAGAGTTGGATAACGCTAAATGATGGCTATAAAAAAGATATTGAAACTCTTGAGAAGAAAATATTGGATCTTGAAGATCATCTTATGAGTTATGAGAGATGAAAGATGGGTGAAATAGCAAACATAATCAAACATCCAATGAGAAATATGAAGGCAGAAATCAATGGGGAAATAAAGGATTTTAAGGTAGGCCATCTTTCAGAAGAAAAAGTTTATGTTATTGTGATTGATGGTCAAATGTTTTTCATGACCGATGAAGAGATGGATGAAATAGACGGTGAGCAAGAAAGATAAAAACTATATCGAAAACTATATAAAATCATGTGTAGAAGAAGAAATAGAACAACTAGAGCATGATTTCTTTTCAAAAGATTTAATGGATTATATTGAAGAGGTTGTTTCTAACCAGTTTATAAAGTATTTAAAATCTGGAGAATGGAAAAACGATATTGATTTATATGTAGAAAAGGAAACAGGTTCGTCTGTTAATAAAGCTCTTGGCGATTGGGTTAATAAAGATTCGATTATTGATGAAGCTAAGGCCTATATAGCTTGTGAATTAACGACAACAATAGATAGCTTGAAGGGTTTAAAGCAAGATATTGCAGATGGCTGCCTTCAAAAACTATTTTATGATGGAATTGCCAATCAAGATGAGAGAATTAAGGACTTGATGAATCAAGTATTTAGGATGCAGAAAGATATAATGAATCTAAACGATAAGATTATTTCTTTGTCTCCATCTAAAAAGAAATTGTCTCGAAATAAATTGAATGATTTTGGGTGAATATAATGCAGTTAACTGAAATGTCATATAAGCAAATCGAGCGTGAAGTTATTAATTGCTATCGACATCGCTTCTTTAAGCTAAAGATAAAAGATAGGCGGGAGATGGAAGTGGTGTTGGATTGCATTGATGCCCTAAAGGCAGATTCTATTTATGTTAAAGATGATGATTTGTTTAAAGAGCTTGTGTGGGAAGTTGATGTGAAGAAACAAAAACCAACTAAAGAGTTTTTTGGTTTTAATGTTATTGCGAGGCGTAATACATTATGAATGATAAATCAATAGAAATAGATAATGAGGTTAAGAAAAAAGATAACCCAAGAAGAATAGACCTTAGATATATTCATAACTATTCTCCAAATATGAAAAAGAGAGAGATTACTGATTCTGAGTATGTTAATAGGGTTTCTACTAATTTCTACTTGCATATTAAAGACAATAAGGTTCCAGACCCTGAGGTAAAAAAGAAGCTAGAAGATATTGCATCCTCTAAGAACCATTTTTATCAGAATGGTATATATAACTTCTTTGGCAGTAATGGAAAAGAATCATCTGTTAAGCTTAAAAAAGATAGATTCTATTATGTTAGAGATAATGCATTGATATTGGATGTTCATTATGAAGCTGAATTGCTAAGCGAGACTGATGAAGATGCAAGCAATGCTGAAGATAGTTCTTATGTGGCTCCTCCTCCTGATACCCAGGTAAATCACAATCCATTTAAGCTGGAAGCTAAGTATTCATCAAAAAGAAATACCATATAAATAGTATTAACTCATCTGAATAAAAAGAGTATAGTTATTAGTACAGTAATCGTTCTGTATAAATAAGGAAATATTCAGATGGGTATCTATGTCCAAGAAACATCTCTTGTCTTACCAATAACCTTTTCAGGTCCTTGGGCTACACCAAAAATCATTGATCTTCAAATTAGAATTCAATCAGGAATGTGTTCAATTTATTTCCCCGAGTTTCACTTTCCGGCAACAATTTCTTCCACTATATTTGCCGAATTCCCTTCTAATTTTGCACCCAAGAGCCTCTTCTATTCCCAGCTATTGTTGTTTAGCAATTCGGCATTTGCTAATGGATATATGATATTTCTGCCAACGGGTCAATTTGCAACAGATATAGGCACCCCTCTACCTGGTTCTGGAGATGCAGGTATCATTGCTCAGTACTTACAGCCTTATCAATTGGCAGCGTAATAGAGGTGGAAGATGGATGCTAATTCCAGGATTCGATTGCAAAATCTACTAAGTATATGTACTAGTGTTCCAAATTCAGAAGGAAAGGAGCTGCCATTAATAGATGGATTTTTAATAGTGCAATTCATAATTGATTCTGAATTAAAGAAACGGGCATCAAATAAAAATACTATTTATTCATCTGAATTGATTAGGGAAAAAGTGAATCAATATAATTTATTTAACATACAGTAAGGATTTGACATGGGAATTTATGTTCAGCAAGAAAAATATAAGATAATTATGCCTATGTTTGGGATATGGGGTGATGTTACTCCCAATGTTGAAATAGATGTATGTAAAAATAACAATATGGTTATGCTAACTTTCCCAGAAACTATTCTCACTCAAATACCAAGTCTTTTCCCTATGTATATACATGGTATTCTTCCTGGCAATCTTTGGCCAACAAAAGATTTAGTTTTTAATTGGCTTGGATTGAATTCGGGAGGGGCAACCAATCTTTTTGTTTCTGTTTTTGCTTCAAATGGCAGTATATTCATAGGGACTGGAAATAATAATTCTCCTTTTTCTACTGAAATAAGTCCGGGAGGATTTTATGCTCAGAATATTTCCTATCAGATTAAAGAGCTTCCTGCTTAATATAATTAACTTATAAGGTGCATAACAAATGATTAATTTCAATTCAAATGCTGATGTTCAGAATATATTTAAGGGTATGGCATCTAAAAATGATAGCTGCATATCTATTGATAATTCGGGTATAAAAAATGAAGATTGTCGTTACATCTCAGTGGAGCGAACGCTTTTGGATATTAAAGATCAATTTGATAATATCCATTCCATCAATAGTGCCATTGCATCATCCAGTATTACTCCAGGTGTTAATGGACATGAAATAAGAAAAGAGAAGATTAAGGATTTAATTGACTCTATCCATTTACTAAAAGAAAAAGTGGCGTCACATTTTGATAATCATTTAGATGATAAGAAATCTGAAGAAATCGCCAGAAATAGAAAAATATTTGAAGTCAATAATATGTTCAAACAAACTATTGAAGTTAATAAATTATTTAAACGAATGATGATGAATAAATAAAAGGATAATCCATGAGTGAACATCAAAAAGCTATTGCATTAGAATTAACGAGGATTTATTACCAAACTGCTTGTTCTAAGAATGTTCCACTAGAACATATTGGAAAAGTTGATCAAGTTTACTTAGACATCTTACAGGGCATTTCAGATGCTCCTGTAGATGTCGCACCTTCTGTTCCTTCTGCTCCAGAGATAACATCTGCGTAAAACATGAAAGAAAGAGAAATACGATTACGTTTAAAAAGTGATTTTGAATATTTTTCCAGAAACTGTCTAAAGATTAGGCCAAAAGAAGGCGATATATGTCCTTTTATTCTTAATTCTGCTCAAAGAATTGTATTGACTGAAATAGAAAGGCAATTAAAAGAAAGAAATTATGTAAGGATTATTATCCTAAAGGGACGTCAGCAGGGCGTCTCAACATTTATGCAGGGTTATTTTTTTTGGAAAGTAATCCATTCTAAAGGAATGCGTGCATTTATTTTAACGCATATGACTTCTGCCACTGCTAATCTTTTCAAATTAACCAATCGTTTCTATCAATATCTTCCCGATTATGTAAAGCCTTGGGTGGATAGACAAAACTCGGAAGAGCTTTCATTTACACGGCTAGATTCTGGATATGCAATCGGAACTGCAGGTGGCCGTGGAACTGTTGGTCGTTCAGATACCATTCAGTTATTTCATGGTTCAGAAGTGGCATTCTGGGAAAATGCTAAAGAAATAGCATCTGGAGTCATGCAAGCCATTCCTCGAGAGTCAATTATAGCGTTAGAGTCTACTGCAAATGGCATGGGTAATTATTTCCATGAACAATGGTTAGCTGCAGAGCGTGGCGAATCAGATTATAAGCCCATATTTTTATCATGGACGCTTCAGCCAGAATATTCTGACCCAATTCCTAAAGATTTCTCTTTATCAAAAGAAGAAACAGCATTAAGAGAATTATATAATCTTACAAATGGTCAAATGATTTTTAGACGTCGTAAGATTTCTGAGCTTGGCGAAGCATTATTTAAACAAGAATATCCATTAAATTCCGTTGAAGCATTTCAGGCATCAATGGTTGATGGATTAATTCATACTGATTTAGTTGATGCCGCTAGAAAATGTAAAGCTGAAAAGTATGGCCCAATATTAATTGGCGTGGATCCTGCACGTTCTGAAAATGGTGATAGAACGTCAATTATTTGTCGTCAAGGTCGTGTTGCTTATGATTTAAAATCATTTAAAACAAACGATACAATGCAAATTGTAGGAATATTGCATAACATGATAAAAGAGAGCAAAATAGATGCAATATTTGTGGATGTAGTTGGCTTAGGTGCGGGCGTTGTCGATAGACTTCGCGAATTTGGATATTCTACTATTGTTCATGCGGTGAATGCGGGTGGAAAGCCGTTAGATCAACAAAAATATAAAAATAAAAAAGCCGAGATGTGGGCATTAATGC